GTATCCCCAGAGGATCTTATTGTGGTGTATAAGAACAGCTCCACAAAGGAGCCAGCCTATAAGATCCGTTTGTATGATATTGATACAGAGGATACAAAGAAAACTACCCACTATGCAGAGGTATACAGCCCTACTAAGGTAGAGATCTTTAAGTGTGTAGATGATGGCTCATGTGCTACTACAGGTAAGGGCAAGGCTAGACAGTTTGCAAGCTATGAGTTTGTAGAGGAAAAGCCTCATATCTACGGTAGGATCCCTATTATCACTGTTTATAACAATGAGGAGCAGATGAGCGATCTTGAAAAGATAGAAACTCTGGTAAATGACTATGATAAGGTGCTCTCCGATGTGTCTAATGAGTTTGAGGCATTTAGAAACGCCTATTTAATGCTTAAAAACATGGTAGCAGGTAATGATAGCATCCAGAAACTCAAAGATGAGGGCATTATTGAGGTAATGGAAAATGGAGATATGAAATTTGTTACAAAGGAGATCCAGACGGAGGCATTAGAGAACCATCTTAACAGGCTGGAGAAGAATATCCACAAGTTTTCCGCTGTACCAGATCTCTCAGATGAGAACTTTGCAGGAAATCTTAGCGGTGTAGCTATCAGATTTAAGCTCTTTGGGCTGGAAACTAAGTGTATTATCAAAGAGAGAAAGATGGAAAAGGCTATAAAGGAGCTGGTAAGAGTGCTTAGTGTGCCTATCCGTGTAAATACAGGGCGTGAGGTGGATGTACTTAACCTCAAAGTGGAGTTTAGTAGAAATGTACCTAACAATCTTACAGAAATTGTAGATACAGTAACTAAGCTGGATGGAAAAGTGGATAAGGAAACGCTCCTCAGCTTACTCCCATTCATTGATAACCCTAAGGAAGTGCTGGAAAAGCTGGAGGCAGATAAGGAAAGAGATAGACAGAGTACAGATCCTTACTCTACGCAGAATATTACAGAGGATAGTAATAATTTATTCCCTAACCTAAACGCACAGAATAGCCCACAGGAGGCTCTAAATGCACAGGGGGTTACAATTCCTCAACCAGAACAGTAAAAGGGCTATATGAGGCTGTAAGGAGGTGTAAAGAGTGGCTAATGTAGGCTATATAAACAAAGAAGTAGCGAAAATGTACGGTATTCCCTACTCAGAGCTTACTCCAGAGCAGAAAAAGATCCTCCATGAGGACAGTGTGAGGAGAGCTAAGCTCATTAAGGAGCGTGAGGAGGCAGTACTTAAAAATAATCTCAAAGCGTTTGAGGATGAGGCTAAGATGGAGAAAGTCTTAGCCTCTATTTATGCTAGTTGCCAGAAAGAGATCCTTGCCAGCGTTACAGAAACCATATCAAAGGTACAAAAGGCTGGGGGAGAGTGGAGCTATGCTAATCAATCAGCACTCACACGGAGTAGAGGATTATTTGAGCAGATCGGAGAGCAGATAAAAGCCTTAGGACAGAAAGAGCAGATTACCTTTAGGCAGGGGCTTAGTAACATCTATACGGATCAGTTTTTAAGGCAGGTATACGATCTGGGGCAGAGCATAACGGTAAAGGCTAACTTTAATAGGCTTAATCCAGCTCTGATACAGAAAACCTTAGATTATCCGTGGAGCGGTGCTATGTTCTCAGATAGGCTCTGGCAGGATAAGGAGAGGCTGGGTAGAAATCTCCGTGTAGGACTTACTCAGAGTATGATACTGGGAGAGGGAATACCTCAGATCACGGATAGGATCAATAAGGGTATAGATACAGCTAGATATAACGCTGAGAGGGTAGCAAGGACAGAAACAAAGAGAGTTACCTATTGTGCTCACGATGATGTATATAAAGATACTGGAGTAGAGGAGCTTAGATACCGCTGTGCTAATGGGGGAGATAGTAGAACTTGCCAGTATTGCAGGGCGGATAATGGTAAAGTATTTAAGAGAGGGGAGGAGCCTACTCTCCCACGCCATCCTAACTGTAGATGTGTGTATATCCCTGTAGTAAGTGATACCTTTGAGGATAATGAGCTTAACGAGCTTACAGGATCCATTAGAGGTGCTGAGAACTATGAGAAGTGGAGAGAGGCAGAGGCACAAAAGCAAGAGGAGGCTAAAAAGGCTCAAACTATTCCTAAGAAAACTGATAATGTTAGTGTACAGAGTGTAGAAAAGGCTTATCAAGAGGCGTATAATAAGTATTTGAAAGATATTGAGCGTATGAGAACCTCTGGAGCGGTAAGCAGGGTTACAAATGATTATCTTAACTCTATCAGTAGTAATATTAAAAGAGTGGATCTCTCTCTTATGGATCTGGATAGTGCAAAAGAAGTATCTAAGCACTTAGTAGCTCTGGATAAAAAGTGGATCTCTACTCTACAGGAGGTAGATGTAGTAGATAGCTTAGGATTTAGTGTAGCTGGAGTGTGTCAGCCTTATATTGATGTATGGGAGCGTACAAAGAATGATAAGGATCTGTATAGCAGGATTAAGTATGCTTGGAAAGAGATAAAACCTAAGGAGGCTCTTAAGTACTGGGAGAACGATACTAAAAACGCTCCTTACAACTATAACAGCTTAGTGGATAAGAAAAATGCTATGTTACAGACTATCTACCACGAGTACGGACACTCAATCTTAGGAGGTAAGGTTAGTGAGTATTATCATACTAACAGCGAGGTATACGAGGCTGTAAAGAAGATTGAGAGGAAGTATAAGAGAGAAACCTCTAAATATAGAACCGTGATGCAAAATGCTAGGTTTGGCTGGGATAAGTATGAGGGCGTGGATCAAACTGAGAGGGATAAGATCGCAAAGGAGGCAGAGGATAAGCTAAAAGAGGTGTATGTGTCAAAATATGCTAATGATAGTACTGGAGAGTTTATAGCTGAGTGTTTTGCTAATGCGTGCCTCTGTAGTAATCCATCTCCATACTCTGTAGAGGTGTATGAGCTACTTAAAAAATATTTTGGAAAGTAAAGGAGGGCTAAGTATGTTTAGACCATCGGAGAGGCTGGAGCCTTATGTGGATTTTGATAATGGTACATTACTCATATCTGAGGATTTACCTAAAGAGCTGGAGGATGAGGCTAAGGAATTTAGAAAGCAGTATGAGGAAAACCACAGAGCGGATACTTTGATAGAGTATTAAGATCTCTTAGGAGGCTAACAGGTGTAAAAACTTGTTAGCCTCTTTTTTTTTATGCTCTGAAATAAAAATCTAAAGAAACTGAAAAAAGATTACATAGTAAATACATATTTTCTCCAGATATTTACCCTAACTTATGTAGAAACAGTAGGGATATTTTGCAGATAACTTACGAGGGATCAGCATTATATAACTCATTTTAAGGAGGATAACAACTATGGCGGATGTAAACACAAACACAGCTACACAGACACAGGAGCAGGGTAATAATACCCAGACTAATACCACAACTACCGCTACCTCTACTGGAGCAGGTGCAGATACTACTCCTAAGGTAAAGACAGAGGATGAGATCAGAGCAGAACTCCAGAAAGAATATGAAAAGATGGCAGATAAGAGAGTAACGGATGCCATTAAGAAAAAGGAAAAAGAGTGGGCGGATAAACAGGCTAAGGAAAAAATGACAGAGGATGAGCGTAGACAGGCGGAGGAGCAGGAACGCTTACAGGCACAGGCTAAGAGAGATCTGGATCTCACTATCAAAGGATTAAAGCTGGATGTAGTAGATGCAGTACAGGAGATGGGGCTGGATGCTGGCTTTAGAAATCTTATCGCTGTAGAGGACTTAGCAACTATCACAGATGAGGATGAGCGTAAAGCTAAGCTCACTGAGAGAGTAAAGGGTATGAAAAAGCTCTTTGATGCTGAGGTAGCTAAGGAAGTTGCAAAGGCTAAAGCTGAGTTTCTCAAAGGATCCACTCCAGCTACAGGATCCTCATCTAACAAGAAAGATGAAACTAAGTATGATGCGTACAAAAAGGCTGGAAATGTAAAGGGTATGCTTAACGAGAAGTTAGGAGCATACAGAAACAAGGAAAATGAGGAGTAAGCCAGCTCCTCAAAACAAAAATAACTCAAACAGGAGGTAAATAACAATGGCAGGAATGGTTAAAAGAGCTGATTTTTTGGAGAATGAGGTTGTAGACCTCACAGAGGAGATTAAGCTGGTATCTCCTACAGATACTCCGCTTACTACTTTGCTCATGGGTAGAGGGCAGGTAGTACCAGCAAACGATATTACAGTAACATGGAGAGAAAAGGAGCTTAACTCTGATAGAGGTACTCTTAAGTTAGAGGGTGCTGAGGCAGGAAATGTTATTACATCTAGCAGAAAAACTCTCTCTAACGTGTGTCAGATTATCGAAAAGGTAACACAGGTATCTGGTACAGCTAGATCCCTTAATCCTAAGGGTATCAACGATGTATTTAATAGTGAGGTACAGGATCGCTTAGTAGAAACTAAGAGAGATATGGAGTGGT